CGGGGCGGTGATGTCTGCGGCGTGGCCGTCCACATGCTGGCTCTTGGCCGCACCGCCCACCGCCTTGTTCACCAGCGGGCTGCGGTAGCCGCTGCTGATCACGATTGGGCAGCGCACCAGGGCGCGCACCTGCTCCAGCCCTTGCGCCAGGCGCACCAGGTGCTGGGTAATGACGGCATCAGGCGTATTGTCCAGCCCAAGGCGTGATGCCGTCTGGCTGTGCGTCAGCTCGGCCAGGGTGAAGTTGGGTGTCAGTTGCATCGTGTAGCAACCTCACTGTCGGCAAAATCAGTCTTGCGCCGGTGAATGCGGTACTGCGGCTTGATGTACTGCCCCGGCACATGGTCGGCCCAAAACCGGGCAAATGTGCATTGCATGTAGCACACCGCCGAAACGATGGCCACCACCACCGGGTCCGGGCTCCAGTCATAAACGGGTGCCGCAACCCCCACCAATGACGCTGCCGCCATGCCCATCAGCCCAAGCCGGATACTCAGGCGTGTGCGCCTGTCAGCAATGGCGCTTCGGTAAAACACGCTCCACAACAAGGCAATCATCAGCACATACCAGAATGTCAATTTCATGGCTTGTCTTCCTTCTGCACGGCGCGGGTGATGGCGGTTTGAATGCTGGTTTTAAGCGTGTCGATGATCTCCAGCCACTTGTCGCCCAGCGCCGCAATGCCGATCGACACCACGATGTAAAGCTCCGACAAGTGCCAGCCAAATACACCTGCCAGCAGCTCAGACACCGCCACAGTGAGCAGCAGGCTCAGCAGGATGCTGCGGCACGCCAGCCAAAAGCCCGCCCAGCGGGTGATTGAAGGCGCTTCCAGCACAGCCCAAAAGCTGCCGCACACCGCCCCAAGAAAGATCATCATGTACGGACCAAAACTTGCGCCAAACACCCCCACAAACAGGGCAATCAATGGCACCGCGGACACGGCTACTGTGGTGTTTGGCTCTGCCATGCTGGCTACCTCCAGGGCACGGCGTGCGCCGGGTTGATTTGGTGGTTGGCAAACTCGCGGTCCATCACCGCTTGCACAACTGACATGGGCGGCGGGCCAACATGGATTCCAAGAGCGTTGGGCGTTTTGGCCTGCCATGCGTAATACTTGTCAAGCTCAGATTGGGGCCACACCCGCAAGCCTTGGAAACCGTCAGGCACACCAAGCTCACGCAAGTACGCAATAGCGTCCACCTTATAGTCGAGCGCCTGAGCCAGCTCGGTCACGGAGATGTTGTGCATCAGCATCTCGCGCATGAGCGAGTCCTTGGTCTTGTTTGTCTCAAACACCGCTTGGACATTGGCACGGCGCTTGGCCGCTGCGATGTCTTCTGGGCGCTGGGCCATTGGGTTGCCTACGATTGGTTCCATGGGGGTTACTCCTGTAATAGCTGTTGAGCCTGGGCAAAGCTGATGCCCAGGTAATAAAAATTGGCAAGGTGCCCGGCACAGGTATCCAAGGACGTACCTGCCCTGATCTGCGCTTTGTAGGCTTCGACCTCGACTTCCTGCCGATACTTCTTGCTGGTCAGGTACTTAAACCAAAATGTGATGGCACCGACTTCTTTTTGCTGCTCCACATGCACCAGCTCATGGATTCGCACTGGGGTGCTGTCGCGCCACTTGGCCCGGATCAGGACAATGGACGGGCTGATGGTCAGCGCTTCGGCGAATGGAACCCAGCGCGGGTAGTAGATGGTTGTCACCTCACAGCCCCAGCTTCGCACGTTCAGCGCGGCCCCAAGTCCGTGCGGCCTCAACGAACGCACCAAAGGCTAGCAGCTCGTCTTGTTCGCCTGGCTCAAAGGTGTAAGCGCCCAGCGCTACGCCTACACCAATACGGGCAAAGTAGGCTTCGTCGTCAGCGCTGTATTTAGAGCGGATCATCTCTTGCGTTCGGCTGTATGTCAGCGCCACATGGGGGCTTGCAGCCTTGACTTGCGCCTTGATGTCATCGGGCAGCGGGCTTGGCAGGTGCTCGATGCTGGCGGCAATCTCGGCGGGCTGGGTGGCGGGCAGCGTGTAGCCGTCAAACAGTACAACAACGGTGCGGCCATCGGGCAGCGTGGCCAGCTCTTGCGCGGCCTGCTCGCCGCTGGGGGCTTCAGGCAGCGCCAGGTAGTGGGTGGTGATGCTGCTTACAGATTTTCGGTAGGCGACAAAAGAGAGCATGGTATTTACCTTTCAGGGTGGTTAACAGGTGGCGCAGGCTGGCGGTGTGCCGGGCATGGCCGATGATGGAAATAACCGCATCCATCGCGCCACGGCGTGCCGCTTGCGTGAATGCGTACAAACTGTGCTTGCGCACAAACCGGGTGCTGACCCAGGTGCGGTAGCCCACAAAGTTCAGGCCTCGGCGGGTTTTGTGCAGGCTGTGGCGTGACAGCTCCAGGTGCAGCACATCGTGCAAAAACGCCTCAATGCGTGCCAGTGCGTCCAGGCAGCGCGCACGCTCCCAGCCAAAGATCACAAAGTCATCCACATAGCGGCAGTACAGCCGTGCACCCAGCTCGCGCTTGATGAAGTGGTCTAGCGGGTTGAGGTAAATCAGCGCATACAACTGGCTCAGCAGGTTGCCAATGGGGATGCCACGGGGCTCGCCGTAGGCGGCAAACTGCATCATCACTGCCACAAAGCGGGTGTCTTTGATCTTGCGGGCAATCTGGCCTGCCAGCACATCGCGGTCGATGCTGTAGAAAAACCGCCGTATGTCGAGCTGCAGCAAGTAGCTGCCCGGTGGGCTGGCCCGCATGGCGGCCTGGGCGTAGTCGGCAGCGGCGTGGGTGCCCTTGCCGACACGGCAGGCAAAGCTCTGGTCGATAAACCCCGCGTTAAAGATGGGGTACACCAGCCGGTAAATGGCGTGCTGCACCACCAGGTCTCGAAACGCGGGCGCATAGATGCGGCGTTGCTTGGGCTCAAACACCAAAAACTCGGTGTAGGGCATGGGTGCATAGGTGCCGTTGTGCAGCTCGGTGTACAGGGCTTGCAGGTTACAGCCCAGGTTGCGGGCAAACTCCAGCGTGGCCCGCTTGCCGCGCTTGCCCCGGCTGGCGTCTGCCCAGGCTTGGTACAGGGCGTCGAGCGTGAACGCCTGCTCAAACAAATGGCCAATGCGCTTCATGGCAGGATGACCCCCAGGCGGTCGAGCACAACACGGTGCCTACTGGCAAAGGGGTGTCCGGCAGATTTTGCGAAGCGTTGCCACAAACGCAGGAAAGCGCCTCCCTTGGTGCCACCATCTGCCTGCGCAGTGCGAGGCGGCCCCGAGTCCGAGCGAACGCCATAGTTATCGTTCGAGTTGCCGCGCGAATTGTTGCAATTCACGGCCCAAACCCCCGCATTCGAGGAGTTGTTCCAGTTACCGCCAACAATCGGGCACATGTTAAGACGCCTCCCTTGGGGCTCCAGCCGTTTGGATGCCTTGCCTCTCGGCCACGATCCAGCCGCCAATCATGCGGCCCAGCTCGTCAATCATGCGGCTGATGGCCAGATACCGGTGGGTGGCGGTGCGCTCCAGGTTTTTGTCTAGCGCAGCACCGTCCTTAAAACCAAAATAACCCAGCTCAAACGCCAGCCGTAAAAACATGCGCAATTGCTCATGGCTCACGTCCAGATTGGTCAGGCTGGTCTTTTTCTGGTAGCGCTTTTGCGCCTCGATGATGTAGCCATACATCTCATACGCTTTGGTGCGGATGCTCTGTGCCAAGCCGTATTTCTCGTGCTTGGGGAAATGGTTTAAATACAGGTTCATTTGACGTGCAAAGTCAATGAACTTGGTATCAAGCCGGGCTTCATCATGTGCACCCATCGCTATCGCTCAGGCGCTCAAAGATACAAGGCCGAGCGAACGCCACCGGCAGCGTACGAGGTGCCGCGCGAAAAGTCGCAATGCACGGCCCAAACCCCCGCAGCCGAGGAGGCGTCCCAGCCACCGCCAACAATCGGGCACATCTCGTTAGGCCGAGCGTCGTACATGTAGTCGCTGCCAAACTGGTTAGACCCACCCACACCGCCCACCAGGGGGATGCCTGCGCCCGCCATGGCCCAGGCGGTGCCGCTGGTGGCCTCGCTAATCACCTGCGCGGCGTTGCCAAAAATCTTGTTGCTGCTGCTGGCGGTGAGCGGCCCATAGGTGGTGCCCAGGTCGGTGTACATGGCTGCCAAACCTGTGGCACCCCAGGCATCAGTGGCCAGGCTCACGCCGCTGGTGATGGTGGCCACGTCAACGGCGGTGTTGAGCAAGAAGTAATTGCTGCCGTTGCTGGTCAGGCCAATGGGGCTGATCTCCCACACCAGGCCGTTGAGGTCGGCAATGCCGCAGTTCTGGCCGTTGTGGGTGGTGCGGGCAAAGAAGTTGGCACTGCCGGTTTTGCCACAACCCGCATAGGTGGCGTTGCCATCCCAGGTGTAGGCAATGGTGGCGTCGTTGGCATCGCCCAGGGCGTTGTTGTTATTGCCCTTGGGGAAGTTGGTGCTGCCAGCGCTGTACCAGGCGCAATACGTGGTGCCGCTGGCCGCACTGGCGTGGGCGTTGGCCAACAGGGCAAGCGCACCGTGCATGAACTGCGTTTTGGGGAAAAAGCTGGCACCCCGTGTTTTGGCCACGGCAAACGTACCGTGAAACGCATTGGATGCGCCCACTGCGCTGAACTGCGAGTCGGCCAGGCCACCCCGAATAGCACTGGTGAGCACAATGCCGTTTTTCAACGAGCTGGCAATGCTGCCGTTTTTTGACACAAGGTACTTGTCAACAAAGAAGCCAGGGCGCACCGCACCACCGTTGTAAAAAGCCCGGTGCAGTGCGTAGCCTGCAGCGTTGGCAGCAGCCACGGTTTCATAAGTGTTGAAGGGCACCACGCTGCACACATTCACGGCCAGGGCGTTGGCCCCGGTGCCGTACTTGTAATAGAAGGCGGGCACATAGACCATCACCGAGCCGTCGCTGTACTGGTAGTTGCCATAGTTGTCGCTGGCGGGGTCTTCGGTGCCGTAGAGCTTGGCCATGCCGCTGGGCAGGCTGGGCGCAATGCCCACGCCAAAGCCTTGTTGGCCGGGCACGCCAATGTTGTTGATGTTGCCTGCGCCTGTGGCGCTGCCAATGCGAATGCCGTTGGGGAACGACACGGGCTGGCCGTCGGGGGTTTGGATGGTGCGAACTGCTAGGGTTGACATTGGTGGCTTTCAGTAAGGTGGTGAATGGGCGGGTGTTAATGGATGGACCAGGTGGCGTTGTCTGCCACGGTGACGGTGATGCCGTCGGCAATGCGAATCGGCCCGGCGCTGGCGGCGTTGTAGGCGCTTGCCACGGTGAAGGGCGCGGTGATGGCGCGCGGGTTGAGCCGGATGGGGCTGTCTGGGTTGGTGGCCTGGGCGGTGCTGGCATAACCGGCAGCAGCGGCGGCACTGGCAGCGGCGGCACTGGCGTTGGCGGCAGGGCTTTGGGCGGTGACGGCGGCCTGCGCTGCAGCGCACAAGATGCGGTCAGCCTGGGCAGCGGCAGACTGCGCGGCTACCAGCGCGGCCAGGGCATCAGCCCATGAGGCAAACGCTACCTCTTCGGGCTGGCGGGTGGCCTCCCACGTTAGCCAGGCTTGCATGGCGGCATCAAACGCGGCGGGGTCGCCACCGTATTTGTTGGGTACTTCTGAGGGCGGCGGGCTGAGTGTGGGTGTGGTCATGGTAAGCCTTTGGCGTGTGGGGTGATGTGTGGGGTTAGCGGGTGCCCGAGATTTCGAGCGAGGTGGTGATCTGCACCGGGTTGGCAATGACCGGCACCACGCGGGCAATCTTGCCCAGGATGTTGGCGGCCACCAGGTCGGCCAAATCAGGTGCGGCGATAAACAGGCATATCTCGCCCCGGTTGGCGGCGTAAAACGCCATCAGCCGGTTGTAACTGGCCACGCTGCTGACCAGCGTGCCGGTGGCGGTTTTGCTGTGGCCACGCTCGATGCTCACAGGGTTGCCGAGGGCGTCGAGGTAGTCGCGGCCCCGGTCTTCAATGGGGGTGCTAAAGCCGTATTCGGCTTGGCCAATGTCGATTTGTTTGCCCACCACGCACAGGCCGCACGCGGTGGTGCCCGCGCCGGTAATTTCGATGGTAATGTGGCCGTCAATGCTGCCAAGCAGCCCGGTCCAGGTGGCGTCGGTCTGCTGTAAAAAGTCTTCAAAACACCAGGCGTAATAGGTTCCGTCGCTGATGCGCAGGGTTTTGGTGTCGGTGTAGATCACCGGGCCAGCAAGCCCATCGCGTATGGTGATGGTGGTGGCCTGACCAACGAGGCCCATGAGGCTGACCACGGTGGCGCGGCCTGTTTTGAGGGTGACGGTTAAGCCCCCGGTGGTGATGGTGGCAGTTTGACCGCTGGTGTCAAACATGGCCTGGGTGTTGAGCGGGCCATCGTCTTGCCACCACAGCGGCTCGGCATCAGGGGTTTTGCCAATGTTGCCCGCTTGCAGGCTGCGCC